AATGCAAAGTTGATCATGCCGCCAGCCAGCATCAACAGCGGGCCTACCAATGCCAGCATAATTAACATCATCACAACCATCTTGCGGATCGGCGCAGGCAGGCTTGTAAATGCATTAAATAAACTCGCAACCCCACGGGATATTGCGATGATATCTTCCTTGAATGGTTCAATGGCCGCGATCTGCGCCGTCTCGAAGGAACTCTTGATATTTTCAACTGCGCCAGGCAATCCCTCCATCATGGTCCCTGCCATCTTTGCTGCCGCGCCTGTCTCGGTAACTTTTGTTTTCATTTCATCGTACGCATCTACGCCGCCCATCAGCACAATACTGGCCGCGCGCACAGCATCACTGCCAAAGATGGTCGCCAAAGTGTAGTCTCTTTGTTGTTGCGTCATGCCGCCCATCTGCGTCGAAAATATCTTGACGATCTCGCGCATATTCTTCATCTTGCCGCTGGCATCGTAAACATTGATTCCTAAATTTTTCATCAATGTTGCTGCTTTGTCACTGGGGGCTTGTAAACGCAACAACATCGATTTCAAACTTGTCCCTGCATCACTGCCCTGAATACCCTTATTGGCCATCATGCCAATCGCTGTCACCAGGTCTTCAATTTTTACGCCTGCCATAGCCGCAAGCGATGCGCTCATCTGCAGCGAATAACCCATCTGCTTCACATCAGCAGATGTTGCATTGGCTCCAGCCGCCAAAAGGTCAGCCACCCGCACGGTTTCACTCGCATCTAAATTAAAAGCATTCAATGCATTGGCCGCGATCTGTGCCGCCTCCGCATTGCCAAGTTGACCCGCCGCGCTTAATTGCAAAACGCCTTTCGATGCTGCCAGAGTTTCATTTACATCCAGGCCAGCCTTCGCCAGTTCTGCCATTGCCTCGGCTGCATCTGCGGCGCTCGTGCCTGGCAGGGTCAAGTCTGCGCCTAACTCTTTCGCCTTATCGGATAATTGCTGTAGTTCTTCCTTGGTTGCTTTGGTTGCCCCCTTCAAGATATTCATTGCCGAATCAAATTCCATCGCAGTGTTGAACGATTGTCTTCCAACAAGCGCAAGCGGTACGGTAAACATTGCGGTCATGCCCTGCCCCGTTGATGTCAACACATCAGCGACCGCGGTACCCGCTCGTTTCAATTTCTCAAGCGAATTCACCGCAGTGTTCACACCAATGACTACGCCGTTGGAATCTAATGTTACTTTTCCGTACGCACTTCCAAGTTGTATACCCATAATTTCCGATTTCCTTCTCCCCTAATATCGCGCTCGCCGATTTTTGGGGGGGATGTCCGCTAGGACAGAGGGGGTCACCAAACTCCGTTATCAGGGATCTTCATCCGCTTCACACTGCTTATTTTTGCGCTTGAATATCCGCTCTTTCTGTTCGAGAATTTCTCCTCGAATGGATCCTTATTTTCATCCATCGCCTTCTCGATCAACCTGCCAACCAGCAAACAAGTTTCATCGATCACCCACGCCCCGATCTCAGTTTCCAAATCAAGGATCGTGCTCGGCCTCTGACCATATGTTGTTGCCAGATTAAACAACCTCCATAGGTTTGTTTTCTTCTGCGCGAAAGGAGCGCATCGCTTTAACCTCGCGGTTGATCCAGTTGAAGATGGCCATCTTATCGTCCCCAGCCATTTCGTTGATTCCGATATGATCCTCATCGCCATGTTCTGCGATGGGCGGCTCTACCACTGCAATGATTACCAGGGCATCCACCATCTGCCGAAACTCCGCGCCGTTGCGTGCAATTTTTTTTAAGTCAACTTCCTGCTCGCCAGATTTTTGTAATTCCTGAATCACATCCATCAGAGGCTCGGGCAACGTCCCTGTGAAGATCAAATCCATCATCGTCACATTGCGTACAAACACAGCCATGCCGCTCACTGGCAAAGGCTCAGGCATTTCCTTCACCTGCTCAAAACGAAACCGCGCCACAGTCTCCCGCCGTGCCGCCTTCGCCTGTTCCAACCGACTCACAAATTCATCTGTCATATTCTCTCCATTTCATGTCTTCCCCCAAATACCGCTGCGCGGATATTTGGGGGAAGTGCCCGAAGGGCGATGGGGGTCGGGTCTACGCCGTTGTAAAGTTCACAACCGCATCAGCCAAAGTCTGACCATAAATATCGGTCACACTCGGCACAACCAATAAATAGGAAGTGGACGCGCTCAATGAAGCTGTCGGGTTGATCGTCACAACCTTGCGCGCCGCATCAATGGTGCGTGCAGCTGCAACAGACACGCCCGCCGCTGAAGTCAGAATGATTCCATCCTCCGCGCCATTTGCCAGCGCATTGCTGAAGGTCAACACAATATTGTCCGACACAACAACAGCAACAGCTGCATCAGCGGGAACGGTCGCAAGCGTAAACGCAGGAGCTGAAGCGGTCACACCAGGCAGGTCAGTCGCCGTCTCATTCACCACAGCATCCCACGCCTTGCCGCTAACTTTCACGCCCATGAATTCGATCTCCGAAGCCATGAACTCGCCATACTTGAACGTGCCCTTCAAGCCGCTGGTGAGCTTCGCCTTCAGGATCTTGATATGCGTATCATCGCTTTCATCACCCAGGCTGCGCCCATAGATTTTGAAATACGGGAAGCGGCTCGAATCTGCCTCCAGCGTTCCAACGCGGTCGGGTGTCAAGCCAGTGATGGTCAGCGTATGGCCAGTGATCAACGCGTATGCCTCCAGCGAAATGCCGCCGTGCTCGATCTTGCCCTTCACGCCAGTGGGCTGCGTCACAATCGCCTGCAGGCCGTCATCGCCAGAGAACTCGCCAGTCACAACCACTTCTTCGAACTCCAGCGTGCGGCTCTTATCCGTCAACGGCACAACGGTCACACCGTCCATGCTTACAAACTTGATCTGGTTCAAGCCAAAAGGCTTGCCTTCATTTGGGGTAGTCATGCTTTATTTCTCCTTTCGTTTGGATTTGACTTCACTGACAACAGACTCACCTGCTACCAGCGTGAATTCGCCGTTCGGCTGAGCCAAAAGGGTCTTGACCATCTTCGGGTCAGCCACTTTAGCTATGTGGTTATTTTCATTACTCCACACAATACCGCCAACCTCGCGTCTCACATTTTTAGGACCGTTATATTTAATTTCTGCCATTGCCTTTCTCTCCTTTTTTGACTATGTCATTCTGAGCGAAGCGAAGAATCTCTCGCGCTTCGTAAATACACCTTGTTCTTCTCCCTCCAAATATCTCCGCAGGAGTATTTGGGGGGATGCCCGAAGGGCAGGGGGGTCATCTCATCTTCGTCTGCACAAACCTCTGCATCCCCATCGCCGCATCGAGCGCATTGACCTCGCGTTGCACGATCTCATACTCATGCAATGTCTGATCGTGCAAAATCTGAAAGGTCCTACTCCCGATTTTCGATTCATGTAACAGATCGTATGTTTTATCCATCGCGCTTTCAATCGTGCTGGTGCCAGCGCGTTGATAAAAATAGACCAGGATCACGGTCTGCGCTGATCGGCTATACGGACCGCGCGGGATCTCAGTTCCTTCTTTTATCAATGCGCACGGCTTGATCTCTCCATTCGCATCGAACGCCGCGGCTGCCGTCTGCCTGTTGATCTCCTTGATACCAACCCACACGTCGCCAGTTAACATGGCCATCAGAGTTGCATTCGCCTTCATTGCTGTTCTCACATCATTCGCTATGGTCATCTAATTCATCCTTTCAGACTTAACTCTTCCCCAAATAACCACACCGCCAAACTCAATGCCGCAGGCATGAAATTTGTATCCAATGGCACGCCCAGGTCATTTGCATATTGATCTATTTCGTCCCACTCGCCGCCATTCAACCATTCCTTCATTCGTTTGCTAAAATCTTTTTCGTTCATCAATACTGCGGTCTTATAGCAAAGACAATTCGGGTGTAAAGGCAACTCCACCGTGCCAACTGGATAAACGCCGTCGCCATTCTCACCGCCGCCCGCAGCTGCGTCGCATTCATCCTGCTCGCCATGCGCTGGAGATGTCTTCACCTGCTCGGCCTCCACCCACGGCTGCTGCGCCATCATGCGGTCCGTAGCCAGCGAATGGATCTTCTGCAATTCCGTCCGAGCCAGGCGCAAAGCGTTATAACTCACGCCGCTGCCATTGCAATCCGCGCCGTTCAAAAGACCTGTCGTATCGCCATCAGCGATCTCTGTTTTCGTGCGGCCATATAACCGTGTGCTCGTCCATCGCGGACAGCCCTGCCCCGCCCCTAAAAACTGCTCCAATTGTTTTGCAATATCCCACGCTGAGGATCCATTTTGAATACCATTCAAGATCGCGGTATTGATTCCGTTCCGCGCCTCCTGGTCGATCCTCCAAATGCGCCCCGATAAATTCAGCGCATCGCCATGTAAATATTCCTCAGCCACATCCATCAGGATCCGAAGTTGCGGGTTATACACACCATCAACAACAGCTTCACTGATCTGCATTCCGCTCTCCGCCTTCTGCTTGCTGAGCGCCGTCCACTGATCACTAACCAACCGCTGATGAATCACCGCCTGCACCCCAAACGCGATCCTACCCGCCTCACGTCGCGCCTGTTGAAACTCAACCATCCAATCCAGCCACGTGTCTCCCCACATCATCAGCAACTGTGATTGCAATGCGAAACCGCTCGCACCATCCAGCATCCCCTCTTTGCCGCCTGCATGTAATATCTCGCCCTCTGCAGCTTTTCCAAATGCCAAAATCAATTCATGCGTCCGCATCATAAAAAACATCTGCAAACGCATCATCGCCTTGAAACTGGCGTCATAAATTTTTCCAAGCGAAACCTCATCCAATCGCTCGATCAACAAATCTTTTTTACTCTTGCGCTCTTCAATTAACATAATCTTCCTTTATTGTTCTCCCCTAAATATCCGCGCAGCGGTATTTGGGGGAGATGCCCGAAGGGCAGAGGGGGTCTTACACCGACACACCCTTCAAATTATTTGCAAACTGCGTCACATCGAACCCATCCGCATTCATGATCTCCTCATCCACATTCCGCAGATACAGCGCCGCAATCGCCTGAATGATTTCATCCTTCACCCCAAGCAGCTTATAGCGGCTGAGTGCGTCAGCCAGGTCGCGCAGGTCCGTTGGAGTCAATTGCTTGGCCGTTCTCCAAATAATTTCATACTCCACATTCTCGGGCAGGATCCCCTTTAACAGCCACTGCCTCTTCAACAACGGCACAATGATCTGCGATGTCAGCCATTCCCGTCCCTGTGAAAGCGTCTCGTCGTATTCTTCTTTCTTCTCTCCCAGGATGTCGCGGTTCAGGTCGCCGCCATAAACGATCAACTCCATCGGCACATCGCTGGCTGCCATCATCGTGGCCACGTGATGATTCACATCACCGATCTTGTCCAGGTTGCCATCGCCCTGGTGGATAAAGAGCGATGCCGCCTTGTTTGAAAACAGGTCAACGACTGCTGATAATTTTCCAAGTACAGCCGCATTATCTTCTTTGTATTTTTTTACATCTGCAGCCGAGCCATTCTCGATCACATGCTGGCGTGTGATCGCGCCGCCGATCTTGCGCCGCACGGCCACGTTCATCTCGCCATCTTCCACCCGCTTGAAAGCTCCCG